TCACCGACGGAGGGGCCGATGGTGGAACTACCACTGACATCAACGGGTCCATCAACGAAAAGGTTTCCGCTAACAAAGTCGGAAGCACCGGCAGATGTGGTGAAGGCTTCAAGACTGCTGGGAAGAGCATCAATCGCATCAGTGTAATTGAAAGGCTGGGCGCCATAGAGAGACCATAAACCAGTGGCATCAGTGTTCTCTAAGGAAGCACAGTAGTCAACATTGGCATCAGGCTGGACCACCCACACAAGTTCCTTACAGGGGTGGTTGAAATTAAGCTTGATGCGGTTGGAAGAAGAACCAACGGACTCGTCACCAGTGAACTGAACCTGTTCAATGAGGTACTCGTGGGGGTTCTGGGCCATCTTGCGGCGCTCGTCAGTGTCAAGGAAGATGTAATCAACATAGAGAGACGCGGCAACAAGGGATTGCTGGTAAGCGGCAGAGACAGACTTACCGGAAGAGGTAAGGTTATCGACAGCCCATAAGCACTCGCCAATGGGGCGGAAGTCGATGTTAATCTTGACTTCGTGGTATTGAAGGGCGATTAAGGGAAGGGCAAGACCGGGGTTACGGCAGAACCAGAACTGGAGGGGAACGTAAAGAGTGGTCTCAGGGAGGGCATTGCGAGGAGCGCACACCTGGGAAACAGCCCCGGTAGCGGCACAGGCACCGGAAACGGCACTGTAATCCTTGTCAATTAAGTAGGTAAGCTGTGTGGTCTGGCCAACCATCTTCTTGTAACCCGCGGACTGGTCGGCGGCAAGAGTAAGCTGATTCCAGATGTGCATCCAGTCACCGTACTGGCGGTCAATGCGCTGGCCACCAATCTCAACCTCAACCTGAGAGATTAACTGCTCTCCGGGGAAATCTAACCAGCGAGCGTACACATCATCAGCTGCGACGCTCTGGTTAATCTCGGGAAGAGTTAACTGAAGATATGTGCGGTAAGCAAGATCACCATTGCGGCTGATTGTGCAGGTAACACGACGGCCGAAATCGGCTTGGCCAGAGAAAGTCTGTTCGATCGACTCCATGGCAAAGTTTGTGTGTCTGCGATAAGACACTTTCCAGAAGGTAATCTCAGGGCTTCCAGTAAGGAAGACATCCTGAGCACCGTAAGCTACAAGTTGCATAAGAGCACCACCCATTTTATATAGTTACTAAAGAAAAGAATTTGAGAAAATTAAAATAAATTAAAGTAAATTAGTTTCACCTAAATTATTTAGGATCTATATTACAGCATAGTACGTTTTTAACTGCATATTAAACGGTTGTTAAATTTACAGCACATAGGAGTAAATATTTGTAATTAATATCTATTAAAAAATTGATTATGCTGTCACAATTAATATATTTTATAAATTATGAAATGCGAGTGTTGCAATAAAAATGGGTCTGTTCAAAACTGTTATATGTGTAGTAAATCAATATGTAAACAGTGCCAAATTATAAATACGCTAAATTATCGTAATAGGGGAGTGGGTGGTGATTGGGGGACGTGTAAAGAGTGCTATGAACAATGGGTATATTGGATGAAAGAATTGGGGAAAACCGACTTTGAAATTTTTGAAATGCTGCATCCAGGGTATGATAAAGATACGGTTGAGCAATTGTATAATGGATCAGTAACCCAATGTGATAATTGTAAACATATATGGGATGGAAATGCACAATGTCCGTGTTGGCAATACATTGAATTATTTGATATTTTTGATAGCGATGATGATGACGCACAACCCAAACACCAACCTTATGTTGACGTTTGCGAATCAATGGAGGACCGAACTTAAATGCTGTGCATTGTATTTATGTCTTGATTTGATAATATGAATTTTTCTAAATATGTTTTTTGAAATACTTCTTTTTTGTTTTCGTGTTTTTTAGAAAAAATATAACTGTCTCCTGATTTTTTTATTGTCCATCCATCATCAATCGCATTTGTTAAAAATACCATTTTTTGAAATTTCTTTTGATTGATTTCTATATTTTTTGGTGATGTTTTTCCGTCGGTGGTTGTCGTTTGCATATAGTTTAACGGAACTTTTTTTAATTGTATTTTTTACGCTTTTTAAATAAAACGCAAACACGCGTACACGATAAAAAGTAAATAGTAAAAAATATATATAAATTTAACAATCTATATATGTTAAATGACGTCTAAACAAAAAGGATCGACAGTATTATTGTCCATCGATGTGAAGCACGACCAAATGTTGGCACATTTTGAAAACCTAGAAATAACGGTAATACCGAAACTAGAAAATGAAAAAGACGCGCTCAAAAATGAAGTCAATAAGTTACAACCGAATAATATTGATCGCTTTATGGAAATTAAGGATCAAATCGCCGAAATCAATGCAAAAATAAAGAAACACAAAAAAGAGAAAAATAATTATTTTCTAGAAAATTCCCAGTATGTATTTAACTATTTTGAAGAAAAACAAAAGATTAATAATAATGACAGTAAACAAACGTGCAATGTTATTAATACGTTTTTCAAAATAAAGGCTAAAAATAAAGAGTCGTGTGACTTACAAGACCAAAAATACAGTGAATCAAAACAAATGTATAAAAATTACTGGAAAAATGTTCACGAAGAGAAGTTAACTATAACAGATTATGTATTGGTCTGTGATATTTGTATTTTTTGTAATGAAGGAGAATTTATTGCACAAGAAGACGAAGGAATTTTAATATGCAATAGTAAAACGTGCGGAAAGTTTATCACCCACATTATAGATGGAAATAAACCGTCAAACAAAGAACCCCCGAATGAAGTTTCGTATACTGCGTATATTCGATTAAATCATTTTAAGGAAATTTTGGCGCAATTTCAAGCAAAAGAAACGACCCAGATACCAGACCAAGTCATCGACGCTATACGCAATCGTATTAAGAAGGAGCGAATTACAGATAAATCACAATTAAATTATGGTAAAATGCGAGAAATATTGCGAAAATTAGGATTAAATAAATATTTTGAACATATTCAATATATTAATTCGATATTTGGAATCAAACCCCCCATAATGAATGAAGAATTACACGAAACCTTATGTGTATTGTTTATTGAAATACAAAAGCCGTGGGCAATTCACTGTCCTCCCAATCGCACTAATTTTTTTAATTACACATACACATTATATCAATTATGTGTATTGCTAGATCAAGACCAGTATTTACCATTTATACCGATGATGAAGGACCGTGAAAAACAATTGGAACAGGATATGATTTGGAAAGAAGTATGTAAAACATTAGATTGGCAATTTTTCCCTACTGTTTAATATTTTTAAATAATGTATATGCGCCAAACAAAAACAAGGTTAATTGCAATACCACTACCAATTTAGGTATTCGCACCCATTTATCTAATGAGAGAGACGCATTTGGGTCTTCTTTATACGTACGTAATATAGAAACCATATCTTCTAATAAATAATAATTAATAGCAAACGCAATTAAATTGAATATTAAACTGATTGTGATTAATCCAATGTTATATGTTTGCGATTTACCTCGATAATAACGACTGTATCCAAGAGCGGCGAATGAAATCGACGTATAAAGCCCAACATTTCTTAAAGTAGTTTGGTAAAACATAATAACGTTTTTGTAAGTGACATCCATTATAATATTTATATAAAATCTAAACATTATAAATTATTTAAGCGACCCGGGGAAAACCGACGAGGTTTGCACCAATACCGAAGCCAGCACCTGTGCGAGCGGTCTCACCCATTGACGGAATGAATACATCGAGAATACTAAATGTTGCAGCGGCAACAAGGGCGATAATAATAACTTCCTCAATATTAAGTTGCTTCTTGGGTACAGCAAAGGCAACAATGGCAACAACAATACCTTCAACTAGGTACTTAACAACACGTTTAACGAGTTCTTGGAAATCAAACACACCGTTCATTTTATAATATATGAATACAAAATAATTCTAAAATATAATATAAATAAAAGTTTATATGTATTATTATATGTCGGGTTTTGAAAGAAAAATGATTGATGGGGAGTCGAATCCTAAATATGTTGACCTGTGCGACGAGGATGCCACACTTGCCGGACAAAAATTCACTTGTTTGTCCTTTGTTTCTCCTGAAAATATTCTAAAACGCAGAGAACACTTCTTATTTGAAGAATTTATTAAATCGTGGGATTTTACTAAATCAATGTCTAAATTCTTTGACTTTATTCATTTTATGTCTTATAAATATAATCTAAATGTTGAAACTGCGATTGCCGATTTTAATGAATTTGTAAAAGAGGAACAGGGTAATCTCAAAAAAAATACTATTGAAGACGATTATAAAACGTTTATGGATAAGAACGAAGAACGTTTGAATGAAGATTTTAATCGTAAAAATGTATTCCAGACTTCTGTACGTGGACTAAAAGTGAGAGGGGTTTATAATACACAGGAGGAAGCAGAGCGTCGTTGTAAATCATTGCGTGATATTGACCCCAATCACGATATTTTCGTGGGACCGGTCGGTATGTGGATTCCCTGGGACCCCGATGCGTACAAAACTGGTCGTGTTGAATTTATGGAAGAAGAGCTAAATCAGTTGCACAGTGAAAAGGTTAAAAACGAGTCCAAAGCAAAGGATGAATTTGAAAAACGTGTACGCGAAACAAAGGAAAACGCGATCAGAGACAATATTAAAAAGGCGGAAGAATCTGGAAATGTATTGACACAAACCATTGACGAAGATGGTAATTTAACGGGTGTAACAGATACTGTTGATTTTGATAGTAGGGAAGTTGCCACCGACGAAGGGATTAAACAGCACGTTAAAGATGTATTGACCGACCAAGAGAAACGCACTGTGAAGGATGATGACTCTACGAAGAGTGATTAAAATGTTGTTTAAATTATATAAAACTAAATATTATTTTTATATAATGGAATTATATCGAAAAATTATTTATCGAGTGTTAAAATGTAAAAAGGATTATGAACCAATAAATTATGACGACGATTTTATACATTATATGAATTTATCAACTGAAATTTCCCAAAACGAATATGATAGTGATTATGACTATGCAAGGGCCAAATCTGTATTTTTAGATATATGTATTCATAAATATAATAGTGAGTTTGAATCTAAATTTAGTTTTTATAAGGATAGGATTGAACACCCGTTTATTACGAGTAACCAACGAAAATATATGGAAGATATATTCTGCGCAGTTCAAAAATGTTATTTTGGGTTATTAAGATTCCGGGAATTATTTAAACATAAATATTACAAGACACAGATAAATACGGATATGGGATTTACTGAAATAAGTGAAACCAGTAAAAATGTTATTTGTATTGTACAACATAAGAAAAAATATTTATTTAAAATGACCGATATATTTAAAATTTTAAATGATAAAATGACAGGAGGAGACGACTTCTTTATTACTCCAATTCCCATTAAAAATCCATATAATAATATACATTTCTCAAAAGCGGATTTATATAATTTTTATTTCAAGATGAAGTTCGATACGTTATATTTTAATGAAATCCTTTATAATTTTTTTAAAGTCGATTTTAACATTTATGAATTTCAAGAGCATAATATGAGTTTATTAAAGGAACAATTTATAAAGGATGATCTACGTAATCTGACAACCAATGTATTATATATAAAAATTTTGAGAATGATTGATTTTGTTAACAGTGAAATAAAAATTCGCCGTTATAAGTTACACGTGTCTCCCGATTTTGATAAGAAATTAATTATTAATGTATTTACGCCATATTATAAATTGTATTTATTAATGAGTTATAGTAATGATTTTTTTAAAATAAATTATTACGAAACTCTGTTTTTTTATAAAATGAAACGTTTTATAATGTATAATAATAGGTTTGGTAGAGTAAAACACATTATACATAATGACAAAACCTATCAAACACCAGTGAATGACAAATACATAGAATTTTACGAAACAGAAGATAATGAAGAATTTAAAGATAATCACATTCAAATTATAAAACTAAAACCCATATGTACTAATATATTTAAAAGAGACATGCGAGTCACTCGAATCATTGAAACAGATGATAGTAGTGAAAGTGAGAATGAAAATGATGATATTAATATTATTATAAATAATAACAATAACAGAAATACTCATTATAATGACTTAGTTGATACTGAAAGTGATACCGAAAGTGAACGCGATGATAATATTTATATTAATACAAATAATAACAATAACGTAAATAGTGATTATAATGACCTGGTTGATACTGAAAGTGAAAATGAAAACGCAGATTAACAGATTTTTATGTTACCATTTTGTCTTTTTAACGTTGATCTGTTGTCCTTTACTTTTTTTATGTGATTTATTTGGGTCATATGCATCGTCTTCGTCGTCTGAATTAATTCCTTTTGACAGTTCCCAAAATTCTTTTGAACCCAGTCTAAAATCGGGTCGACTTTCGGCTTTATACCAAAAAATTTGGTCATTTAATTTATTGGATTTTGCATTATTGTTTATAACCAAACATTCATAGTTTTCCGTTGTTTGGTCCATTACTGCACTAAACGATTCCAATGTTGGAAACATTGATGCATAATTCTCCCATATACGCTTTCGATTTGTCATATAGGGTTCTCGTAATAAAAATACGTAATCTATATTTGTTCTAAGATTCGGGGGAATACCTAATGGATATTGCATTGTTATAATTAACATTACTTTCCAGTGACGACCATTCATAAACAACAATCGCATTAATTTATCACGTGTCCACGATTGATCATATAAACAATCGTCTAATATCGCAAATGTGCGAGGATCAACGCGACTACGTCCATAAGCTGCTTCTTCTTTTTTCATTTGTTTTAATACTGCTTTTTGCCGTCTTAAAATGTTTTCTATTAAAATACTGCTATATTCTTCATGAATAAATAATTTAGGTACGTGTTGTGCATAAAAACCATTACCTGCTTCTGTTCCCGATATAACAGTTCCAACCGGAATATCTTGATGATGATATAATAAATCGCGCACTAAATATGATTTACCAGTATCACGGCGACCAATCATTACGATTACGGGTCCTTTATTCTCATCAGGCTTAAACGTAATATTACGCATGTCAAATTTTTTAAGTTCCAATGTCATTATACAATTACCTTTGATGATTTTTTAATTTATATAACGAATGTGTTTAATTTAGAATTTTATTAAATAGTTTTACATTATTAGAACAAATGACTAAATTTAGTATTAATTTATTAGAAAAACCAATAGTAACTCCCAAAAAATGGGAAAATGACAACGAGGATTATAACCCTTTTGATATCGATAGTTTAGTTGCATTTAATCCCTGCTATAAAGACTACAATAATGAAAATCTCACATATGCTCAATTTAATCACAAATATCACTTATATGACAACCATACAGTAACCGATGAAAACGATGTCAAAATAGACAAACAAATATTTTTTAAATATGCTCCACTTTTAGATCCTTGTCACTATATGATTGGTAAATATAAACACGATTTACATTTAACAGAATTACCTTATTATAATAATGAAGAACTTCATTATAAAATTCAGTCGATACATAACACATCATATGTAGATAATATGTGTTGCCTCCTAATAAATAAACTTAGAGAACATTATAACTTTTTCAATAGCGTTGAGTATTATGGTTCGTATATCGGTATTCAAAACCAATACCGTATCAATATTATAGATGATATTGATTATTTACAATCATATGATTTTTTTGAAAATGGTCTAGGAAAATTATTTAATACCAACATTTTTGACAAAGACACATATTCTGAGTATACAAATAAAACGTCATTAAAAAATAAACCTGTTTTAGAAATAGCTGACGATAATGTAGAAATTGATGTTGAAACATTGGAAATAAATGATATTTTGAACAGTGAAAAAAGTAAATTAGATCTTGTGTATGAGAATGACAATGCTGATAAAAGTTGTAGTGATAACAGTATTATGTCTGTGTCGGATAATGAGGATTCTGACGAAGAACATACAGAAGACGAAGAAGAAATTAATATTTCGGGAGAAGAAGATGAAGGAGAATGTGAAGAAGACGATGAAGAAGGTGAAGACGAAAGTAGTATTGA